CTAGCCCGTTTCGGGCCCGGGCGCGAGGGGGGCCGTCGCTCCCCTCGCGTGCCGCGCGCGGCGGGCGATCAGGGCCTCGATGACGATGCGCAGGCAGTCGAGATAGTCGGCATCCGACAGGAAGGGCTCGGGCGCCTGCGGCCAGGCGGCGGCGGCGGCCATCAGGCTGCCGTTCCCGGTCCGCGGATGGGCGCGCCCGGTCCGCCGCCGCCAGCGGTCGGCGAGGTCCGCCTCCGCGATCAGGCGCCCGATCAGCGCCGCCCGCACCCCCGGCGGCGCGAGCCGGAGCGCCCGTGCCGCCGCGACGACATCGCCATGAAGGACCGGCCGCATCGCCGCCTCTCAGGCGAGAGCGTCGAGGCCCGCGAAGGGCCCCGCCCCGAAGCGGTCCGAAAGCTGCGCGACCTCGAGCCGCACGGTCTCGCCCACGACCCCGTCGGCCAGCCGCTGCGCCTGGGGATAGCTCCACGAGGGCACCGCGACCAGGGCTTCGCGCACGACCTGCGTCCCCCGGCGGACGCGGACGAGATATTCCTCGCGGTCCTCGCCGAGCGGCACCTCGACGCTCTCCCAGCGGTCGCCGTCGATGCGCGTCCGCCGCACCCAGGCGAGCGTGATCGCGCCCGCCTCGCCGGCCGCCCCCTGCACATGACAGGGGGCATAGGGCCGGAGGCCGATGCCGGCGAAGGCCTCCACGCGGTGGACATAGGCAGGGTCGTCCACCGGCCGGCCGGAGGGGCCGATCCGGTAGTGCCGCACGAGCCCGCGCGCCGACGAGGCGAGTTCGATCTGCGCCACCGCCGGGTTCCAGCGCACGAGATAGGACCCCTCGGGCCAGACCTCGGGCATGACCCCGTCGGTGCCGGCCTGCCCGCGCAGCCGGAGCGAGAGATCGTAGACCCCGGGCGCGACCAGGACCGCCTCGGCGAACTGGAAAAGCTCCCAGGCATCGGAACTGCCGTCGCCGATCGCGACAAGGTTCGCGCCCCCGAGCACGGCCTCGGGCGCGGCCGAGGCGAGGGCCCCGCTCGTCAGCCGCACCCGCAGGGGCGCGCCGCGGTCCCAACGCCCGGAGGCCGCCTTCGGCATCGGCGTCAGCGTCACCCCGACCGTGGCCGGGGCGCTGACGAGGCGGTTGAGGGCATAGCCCGCATCCGCCTCGCCCGCGTAGACGGCGACCGACCCCGGCCAGGGCTTGGCCGTCACCGCGATGTGGGGGGCATGGGGCACCTCGTCGCCGGTCACGAGCGGCAGGTCCATGAACAGCGGCAGGACCGGCACCGGCGGCACGAACGGCCGCGGCAACACCCGCTCCTCGGCCGCGTCCGAGGGCCGGTAGATCGCAGGCTCGACGCGGACCGCCTCGATCAGCCGCGCGCCCGCATCCTCGACGCGGTCGATCCGCCACAGCGCCCGACCCCCGCCGGCATCGAGCCCGAGGACGTCGCCCGCCCCCCAGGGCGCCGAGGGCGGCAGCGCGAAGCGGGCGCTGTCGCGCGCGACGCGCGCCTCGGCGAGCCAGCGCTCGGCGATGCCGCGCGCCTCCGCCCCCGTCAGGGCCAGCGCGAGCTCGCTCGTGGCCACGGCATAGGTCGCCTCGTCGGGAAAGACGGCCTCGGCCGCCCGCACCTCGTAGTCGCCGTCGGCCTCGACATGGACGAGTCTCAGCCGCCCGGCGACCTCGGCGACAGGCGCGCGCAGCGTCTCCACCCCGCCCTCGTGCTCGCCGAGGGCAAGCCTGCCGGCGTCGAGTTCGGCCGCCGCCCCCGACCCCCGGGGCCGGAAGCCGAGAAGGCCGTCGCGCTCGACGGGGTCGAAGCCGAAGGCGAGCGCGAGCGGCTGCAACGCCTGCCGCGCCGTCTCGTCGCCCCGCAGCCCATAGCCGCGCACAAGGCCGGAAAGCCCGGCCGTCGCCACCGCCGTCACCCCCGAGCGGGCGCAAAGCTCGGTGACGACGCGGCCGAGCGGCTCGGCCGCCGTCCGGCCGGTGATCCAGTGGCCGCGGGCCCAGTTCGCGCCGTCCGCCCAGACCTCGAGGTTGGCGGGGAAGAAGGGATGAGGCCGGGCGTCCCAGGCCCAGAGATGGGCCCGCCCCATGTCGACCATCGGCGCGCCGTAGACCGCCGAGACGGGGTTGTTCTCCTCCCGCCCCCAGTAGTCGAGCATCGCCCGCACATACTGGCGCTGGACAAGGTCGTCGCGCCGGCCCGAGGAGAAGCGCGGCAGGGCCGATTCGGACGATTTGGGATCGACGAAGACGTTCGGCTGGTTGGTCCCCTTGTCGACGGCCGGGCAGCCGTATTCGGTGAACCACACGGGCTTGGACTGCGGCACCCAGGGCGTCGGCACGGCCGCGCGCACCCCGCCGGGGCGGTCGTGGTGGCGGTTCAGCCACCAGTTGCGGATGTCCTTCCGCCGCCACACCCAGGGCTCGCCATGCTCGACGTCGGTGATCGGCGTCCGCCGCTGGGCCTCGCGCTCGACCTCCGAGGCATAGAACCAGTCGTGATCCTCGCCGCCGGCGACATTGGCGCAGAGGTAGTCGAGGCTGTAGACCGACCCCCAGCCGGCGTCGGCGTGGACCTCGCCGTCGCGCCAGTCCGACAGTGGCATGTAGTTGTCGATGCCGACGAAGTCGATGTTGGCGTCCGCCCACAGGGGATCGAGGTGGAAATGGAACTCGCCCCCGCCGGCGTCGTGGCCGGCGTATTCCGACCAGTCGGCGGCATAGCCGATTCGCGTCGCCGGCCCGAGGATCGCGCGCACGTCAGCCGCGAGCGTCCGCAGCGCCGCGACCGCGGGAAAACTGTCGGCGGCACCCCGGATCTGCGTCAGCCCGCGCAGTTCCGAGCCGATGCAGAAGGCCTCGACCCCGCCCGCGAGCGCGCAGAGATGGGCGTAGTGCAGGATCATCCGGCGCAGGCCCCAGTCGTCGGGATCGCCGGTGTAGGTGACGCGACCGCCCGCGACCGCGAAATCCCCCGACGCCGCCGCCCCGAAGAAAGCCGCGACCTCGGCCGCGGCGGCGGCGGTGCGGTCGGGGCTTCCCGCCCGCCCCGGCGCCACCGAAAGCGTGATGCGTCCCCGCCAGGGCAGGGCCGGCTGGTCGGCCGCCCCGGTCCAGGGATCGGGGCGGCCATTGCCGGCAAGCTGCTCCATGAGCAGGAAGGGATAGAACATCACCGCCTGCCCGCCGGCATGGATGGCGGCGATCGCCTCGAGGACGGATTCGTCGGCCGGCGTGCCGCCGTAGACCGGCCGGTCGTCGACCAGGGGCAGGACCGCGGCCGTCGCGCGGACCAGCCCGCCCACGCGCCACACCATCCCCTCGCCCTCGCCCTCGGCCCGCTCGACCTTGGGCTTCAGGCGGCACTCGCCGCAGCGCAGGTCGTCGCCGAACCACGACACCACCAGCCCGACCGAGCCGCAGGCGGGGAGTTCCTCGCGCAGCATCACAAGCGAAGTGGCAAGGTCGCTCCGGCCCGAGGGCGTGTTGACGTTGACGGGCAGGTTCTCGCCCGGCCCGGCCTTGCGGTGCACGGGCGTCGTCGCCAGCGCGAACTCGCCCGTGCCGGGGATCAGCGCCACCCCCCGCACCCCGTCGGCAAGGTCGGGCGCCCCGTCCGCGGCCGCGGCCCGCCGGAAGACCTCGAACGAGAACTGCGGCACGCGGTTGCCGTAGGGCCCAAGGTCGAGGTCCTCGATGACGACATAGGCGGTGCCGCGATAGGCGGGCACCCGCCCGGTGCCCTCGACGGCCTCGATCTTGGGATCGGGAAGCTGCGTCTCCGACCCCGTGTAGACGCGCAAGGAGAGGTCGTCGCGCGCCACCTCGGCGCCATCGGCCCAGATGCGGCCGACGCGGGCGATCTCGCCCGCCCCGAGCGCGATCGCGAGGCTCACGGTATAGCCGAACTCGACCGTCCGCGGCTGCGGCGCGCCCTTGCCGCCGCCGCGACGGGTTTCGGTCTCCTGGAACTGCGAGGCCCAGATCACCTGCCCGCCCATGCGCATCCGCCCGAAGGTCAGCGGCACCGGCGCCCCCTCGCTCGCCCCGGTCAGGCGAAAACGGTCGACCCGCCCGGTCTCGACCGGCTCGGCACCAAGGCCCATCAGCCGCTGGTCGATGACGCGCCCGATCGTCGCCCCGACGGCGCGCCCGATCACCGCCCCGGTCAGCCCCAGGACCGTGCCGCCGAAGCTGCCGCCGATCGCCGCGCCCACGGCGGAAAGAACGATGGTGGCCACGCAGGCTCCCCTCTCTCGCTTCAGATGCCGTTGTCAGGAAAGGCAAAGCGCGCCGCCACCCGGCGCACCCAGGGCCCCGTCAGAGGGCTCTCGAGCACGCCGTGGCCACTGTAGGCATGCACGAAGCTCGGTCGTGCGCCGACCTCGGCCTGCAGGCCGAGATGCTTGGCGACCGCGCCCTCGCGCATCCGGAAGAGGATCACCTCGCCCGCCGCGGCGGGCGCGCCCGGCGGGCGCGGCCGCAGGTGGCGAATGGCCGCGGCCCAAAGGATCTCCTCGCGCCCGGCCTCGCCCCAGTCGGGGGTGTAGGGCGGCACATGGGCCGGCTCGGCCCCGAAGAGCTCGCGCCAGATGCCGCGGACCAGCCCCAGGCAGTCCGCCCCCGCCCCCCGGCACGAGGCCTGGTGGACATAGGGCGTGCCGATCCAGCCACGCGCCGCGGCCACCGCCCGCGCGCCCGCACTCATGGCCATGGCGGCCTCCTGCCGAGACTGCCGCCGTCTTTCGCCCCCCCCGCCCGGGCCGGCACCGCGGCCAGCCAGTCGTCCCCGGGAATGTCGGGAAAGCCGCGGAAGTTCAGGACGTTGTCGAACTTGAGCTGGCAGGTCTCAAGGCGCTTGTCGCAGCCCGCCTCAAGCCGGATCGCATCCCCCGGTGCGACCACATCCCCAAGCCCCTGCCAGAGCTCGACCTCGCGGCCCGCGGCCGACAGGCGGTCGTTCTTGACGACGCCGACCAGCCCCGCCGCCGCCCCGCTCAGGATCTCGAGCCGGCCGGCCTCGAACCAGCGGTCGTCGAAACCCGTGAAGTCCGCGAACCGGAACAGCCGCCCCCCGGTCACGGTCTCGACCGCAACCTCGGCGGCATAGCCCGCCTGGCTCAGGTCGAAGCGGCAGCGCCCGTCGCCGAGGACGGCCGCGCAGGGCCGCTGGAAAAGCGCGCCCTGAGGGGCGTTCAGGGCCTCGGTCAGCCCCCGCAGCTCGGCCCGGAAGGCGCCCCGCGCCCGCACCACCTCGCCGAGCGTGCCGCTGAAGATCAGCGCCCGCTCCTCTGCGTCGGCCCAGTTGACCCGCCACACCCGGACCGCGGCACCGTCGTAGCGTCCGGCGACGATGTCGGCCTCGGTCACCGCCGCATCCGAGAGCACCCCGCCCGCCTCGCTGTTGTCGACCGCGAGCCCCGAGGTCTGCTGGAGGGCGCGGGCCGTCATGCCGGTTGCGGCGCGGAAGGTCACGCCCTCGAACACGAGGTCACGGTCGTGGTCGGTGAATCCCTGCTCGACGCCGTCGCGCCGGCGCACGGCCCAGGCCCGGCAGACCGTCGTCACCCCGCCCGCGAGATGGGCCGCGATCGTCCCGCTCACAGCCGCACCTCCACGACCGGCACCACCGGCACGTCGCCGGCCTGAAAGCTCGCCACCGAGACCTGGATGCGGTCGGTGTCGAAGCGCACCGGAACGTCGAACTCGAAGCCCGCCGTCACCCGCGCCCCCCCGGGCGGCGGATCGGCAAAGCTGACGGTGCCGGTCGCCGCATCGACCGTGAAGTCGGCGCCCAGCGTCCGCGGCACCCCATCGATCCCGACGAGCACGCTGCCGGCCACGGGCTTGGCGATCGGCCGGACATAGCTCCAGCCGCCCGAGCGGTAGGTCTTGGCGAGCCGGAAGGCGGTCGCGCGGGCATCGCCCGTCCCGATCACCTGGTCCTCGAACCCCACCGCCCGCGACGCCGGCGACGACTTGTAGTCGGCCCAGTCCTTCCAGCGGAACCCGTGCAACTGGCCATGCCGGGCCTCGAAGAAGGCGATCAGCGCCTCGAGGTCGTCAAGGCTGCGCAGCCCGACGCCCGCGTCATAGCGCCTCCTCGCATCCGCCCAGGGGCTGTTGCGCTCCTCGAACCCGTTGACGAGCGTCACGATCTCCGTGCGCCGCTCGGGCCCGCCGACCGAGCCGAAGCTCAGGTTGGCGGGAAACCGCACCTCGTGAAAGCCCATCGCCTCACCTGTTGCGCTGACCGCGGGCGAGCGCCCGTGCCATCTGGGCCGCGATCTGCGCCTGACTGCGCTCGAAGCCCGCGACATCGGGAGTCGTGACGTTGACGACGACGCTGACCCCCCGGCCGCCGTCGCCGGCGCGGACGCCCAGCCGGCCGTCCGGCCCGCGCGAGAGGGGAAGGATCGCCTCGGGCCCGGCCTCGCCCATCAGCCCGCGCCCCCCCCGCAGGGGAAAGCTCACCGGCCCCGCGACGATCCCGCCCTCGGCAAAGGGCATGACCCGCCCGGCCGCGAAGCCCCCCCCCTTCTCGAACGGCAGCAGCCCCCCGACGAGGCTGCCGATGCCGCGGGCCAGCGCCCCGCCCAGCGCGTCCTGCACCGGCCGCATGGCGATCGCCTGCACGGTGTCGATGATCGAGCGGCCGAGAAGCCGCAGGGCATCCGAAAGCTTCATCCCGTCGAAGACAAGCCCGTCGAAGGCCCGCCTGAGCCCGCTGCCGATTCCGGCCGAAAGCACGTTGACCTCGCGCCCGGTCATCCACAGGGTCTGGCGCATCGCCTGCAACTCGGCGTCGAAGGCCGCCGCCATGCCGCCCGCCCCGGCAAGGCTTTCCTCGAGCGCCTCGACCCCTGCCGCCAGATCCTCAACCGTCGCCATCCTCGCCTCCCTCGCTCCGGCCGTCGGGGAAGGCCCGGGCAAGCTCCTCGAGCCGCGCCCGCGTGATCGGCGCCGGCCCCGCCGCCACCCCCAGCATCACCGCGAGCTCGACCGGCGTGAGCTGCCAGAACGCGGCCGGGCTCAGCCCCAGCCCGCGCATCCCCGCCCGCATCAGCCCGGCCCAGTCGAGCCTCCTCACCCCTCCTCCGGCAGGGCGAAGGCACGCGCGAGCAGCGCCGCCGCGATCCGCGCCGCCGCGATCGCCCCGCCCGCGATCTCGGCCGACCGGAGGTCGGCCGCCCCGCCCTGCCAGCCGCCCCCGCGCAGCCCCGCGACCAGCACCGCCAGCACGTCGCGGGCCGAGAAGCGCCCCGCCTCGAAGCGCTCGGCCAGCGCCACGAGGCTGTCGGCGCCCAGTTCGGCCTCAAGCTCGGCCAGGGCGCCGAGCGTCAGCTTGCAGCCGTGGCGCCGGCCGTCCATCTCGAGCGCGACCTCGCCCGCCCAGGGATTGGCCATCACAGCACCGTGAAGGTCAGCACGCCCGCCGAGGCGAGCGACAGCTCGTAGGTGGCCTCGCCGTTGTGGCTGCCGGCGTATTCGATGGCGGTGATCTGGAACGGGCCCTCGATGATGCCGAAGGACGGCACCACCACCTGGAACCGCGGCAGGGCGCCGTCAAAGAAGATCTGGCGAGCACGCTCGTCGGTGTTGGCGTCGCGGAAGACGCCCGAGCCGGAGATCGCGGCCGACTTCACGCCGGCGCCGGCCAGAAGCTCGCGCCAGCCGCCCTGACTCTCGAGGCTCGTGACATCGACGGTCTCGGCGTTGAAGCTGATGCGCGTCGCGCGCAGTCCGGCCACCGTCGCGAACTGCCCGTCGCCGGTCAGGTCGATCTTGACCAGGAGATCCTTGCCGTTCTGGGCACCCATGCCGTCCTCCTCAATCCTCGATCCGGGCGCGGAAGGTCAGCTCGATCCGCCGCCCCCCGTCGCGCTCCCTCGCCGCCCGCGCGGCCAGAAACCAAAGGCCGACCAGCCGGCCCCGGGACAGCACCAGGGGCGCCCCGACCAGCGCGTCCGACACCGCCGCCGCCGCCGCCTTGGCCCGCTCGAAGCCGCCCGGGCCGCCGACGACACTGACGGTAAAGTCGTGCTCGGCCCCGCCGCCCGTCCTGTCCGAGCGGTCGCGCGCCACCTCGGGCCCCAGCGCCACATGCAGCCCCGTCGCCGTTCCCGGCGGGATCGCATCATGGATCGCCCCGCCGACGAGGGCGCCCAGCGCCGCGTCGGCCACGAGCCGCGCCTGCACGGCCGTCTGCAATGCCCCTGCCGCCCCGTAGCTCATGCCGGAACCTCCTCGCGACAGTGGCAGACAAGCCAGGCGCCGCGCCGGTCGGCCTCGGTGACGGCGAGGATCGCGTAGGTGCGCGTGCCCTCGCGGAATCGCTGCCCGGCGGCGGGGCGGGAGGGGGCACCGACCGGCGCTCCCCGCACGTGCACCCGCAGCGGGACCGCCGCCCGCGCCGCGAACTCGTCGTCCTCCCTCCGGCCCGGTCCGGGCCGGACGTCGGCCCAGAGCGTGCCGGCCGCCTGCCAGGTCTCGCCGTAGCCGCCGCTCGCGTCGGGCACGCGGACCGCCGTCTCGAGGACGAGCTTCCGGGTCGGGTTCACGGGCGGCCTCATCGCCCCCTCCCTCCCACCCCGCCGAGAAGGCGGGGGTGGCGCCAGCGCTCGATGAGCGCCATCACCCCGAAGGGCATGGCACTCGCCCCTCCCTCGAGTTCGTGGCGCTCCTCGTGAAAGTGGGCGGCCAGCAGGAAGACGGCCTGCCGCAGGTCGGCCGGCACGTCGCCCCAGGCCGGCCCGAAGCCGGCGATGAAGTCCACCGCCACCGATCCCCCCGCCGGCACCGCCGGCAGGAGCCAGCCCGCCCCGACCAGCCGCGGGCGGTGGCCGTCCACCACCAGGCGGTAGTCGGCGGCCGGAACGGTGCTCGACTGCCCGGCACAATCGGTCAGGACAACCGCCGTCACCGCCGCCACCGGCGCCACCGGCAGATCCTGCCCGTGCGCCTCCCGCCAGTCCCCGAGCGTCAGGCGGAAATCGCGGGCGATCAGCACCTTGCCGGTGCGCCCCTCGATCGCGGCCAGGGCCGCCCGAAGAAAGCTCCCGACCAGCGCATCCTGCACGCTGTCGTCGGCAAAGCCGGTGCCAAGGCGCAGATGCGCCCGGAAATCGGCCACCGGCAGCGCGCCCTCGGGCACGCCGGTCAGTTCGGTCAGCATCGCCGCCTCCGCCCGCGAAACGAATGGGGCCCGCCCCGCCACCCCGCGGGCGGGGCGGGCCCGGCCCGGTCAGGAGACCGCGAACTTCAGGAGCTTGATCGCGGCAAAGTCGCTGACGTCGCCGCCCACGCGCTTGCTCGCGTAGAAGAGGACGTGCGGCTTGGCCGAGAAGGGATCGCGCAGGATGCGCAGGTCGGGCCGGTCGGCGATGGTGTAGCCGGCCCGGAAGTCGCCGAAGGCGATCGCATAGGCCGAGGCGCCGATGTCGGGCATGTCCTCGGCGATCAGGACGGCATAGCCCATGAGCCGCGCGGGCTCTCCCGCCGCGAGCCCGTCCGACCACAGGAAGCGGCCGTCGGCATCCTTCATCTTGCGCACCGCGCCCGCGGTCTTGGAGTTCATGACGAAGGTTGCGTTGGCGCGGTAGCCGGCCTCGAGGGCATAGACGAGGTCGACGATCGCATCGGCCGGGTTGGTGGCGTTGAAATCGCCCGCCGCCCCCGTCGCCACATAGCCGAGGTTGCCCCAGCTCCAGCTTCCCTCGGCGGCCTTGGGATGGTCGAGGAAGCCCTTGGGCTTGCCGGTGCCGTTGCCGGTGACGAAGGCCTCGGCCTCGGCCCGGGCGAAGCGGTCGGCGATGCGGCCCGCGAGCCACGCCTCGATGTCGAAGGCCGAATCGTCGAGCAGCCGCTGGCTCGCCTTGGGCATCGCCGTCAGTTCGTGGAGCGGGATCGAGATGCGCTCGATCGTCGGCGTCGCGGTCTCGGTGATGGTCGAGGATTCGTCGGTCCAGCCCGAGCCGAGGTCGGTGCGGTCGACGAGCACGTCGTAGGCGATCGCCTCCACCGCCACGACATTGGCGATGGCGCGGATCGAGGCCGCCCCGCGCAGGACCGAGCGGATGGTCTCGGCCGTCTGCGGATCGACGAGATAGCCGCCGTCGCCGTTGACCGCGGTCGTCATCCCCTTGCCCTCGAGAACGAGGCCCCGCAGCCCGTCGTCATCGCCCGAGCGCAGGTAGGCATCGAAGGCCTTGCGGTGCAGTCCCTGCGGCTCGGCCGCCGCGAGATGGGGGCGGGCAGGCGAGATCGTCTTGCGGTCCAGCATGGTCAGTCGCTCTTCCTGAAGTTGCAGCCTTGCCTTCAGATCGGTCTGAAAGCTCCTGAAGTCATTCAGAAACCCGGTCATGGCAGCCGTCACAGCCGCGGCCCCGGGCGCGTCTTCGGTCGCATTCATCGCGTCACCTTCCTTCTCGGATCGAGATCGCCGGCGGCCCCGGCCAGCATCCGGCGCGCCTCCTCCAGGGCCGCCGCCAGGTCGTGCAGAACCCCGTCCGCGGCCCCGTCCCCGCCCTTGGCGTCGACGCGGGCCTCGGAGAGCAGGGGGAAGGTGACGAGCGACACCTCCCAGAGGTCGATCTCGGCCAGCCGCCGCTCGCCGTCGCTGCCGCGGTCGGCCTTGACCGTGCGATAGCCGATCGAGAGGCCGTCGATCGCCCCCGCCGCGAGCAGCGCCGCCGCCTCGCGGCCGCGGGCCACATCGACGAGCAGCCTGCCCCGGACCCAGAGGCCGCGGTCGTCCTCGCGCACCTCCTCCCAGACCCCGATCGGCTGGGCGGGGTCGTGCTGCCAGAGCATCTTGACCCGCCGCCCGGTGGCCGCAAGACGGGCCAGCGAGGCCGCATAGGCCCCCGCCAGCACCACGTCCCCGCCCTGGTCGCGCCGCCCGAAGACCGAGGCATAGCCCGCGACCACCGCCCCCTCGCCGACCGTCAGCCCCTGCTCGGGCCGGTGGAACTTGCGCTCCAGGGGGCCGCCCGCATCCATCGTCCGCATCTCTTCCCTCACTTGCCCAGCACTCCGATCAGCGCCTCCGCACCCTGGGCAACGAGGAACGCCGCCGCCCCGTAGACCCCCAGCCACAGCCGCCGCTCCAGCCGGTCGAGCGCCGTCTCGATCTGCCCCAGCCGGTATTCGAGCGCCGCCCAGCGCTCCTCGGCGACGCGCTCGTTGGCCTCGATCCGCGCCGCCGTGGCATCGAAGCTGTCATAGAGAAAGCGCGACCCCCCGGTCGGCCGCCGCTCGCTCATGCCCCCTCCGGGTGCGGTGGCAGGCCCAGCAGCACCCGCTTCTCGGCATCGGTCAGGAAGGCCGCGGCGCCGACCCTCGACCAGTGCTGGTCGCGCTCGGCCGCGAGCGCCGGCACCCGGTCAAGGTCGGGGCGAAGCTCGACCGCCTCGCCGCCGAAGCGCCCGAGCCATTCCGCCATCGCCGCCACGACGCGCGCCGCCAGCGGCACCACCGTCAGTCGGTAGAAGGCGCGATGCGCCTCCTGATAGTTGGCATAGGTCGCCTCGCCCGGGATCCCGATCAGCATCGGCGGCACGCCGAAGGCGATCGCGATCTCGCGTGCCGCCGCCTCCTTGGTCTTCTGGAACTCCATGTCCGAGGGGCTGAAGCCCATCGGCTTCCAGTCGAGCCCGCCCTCGAGCAGCATCGGCCGGCCGGCGTTGCGGGCGCCCTGGTGATGGGCCTCCATCTCCTCCACGAGCCGGTCGTACTGCTCGGCGGTCAGCCCGCCGGTGCCGTCCACGCCGCGGTAGACGATCGCCCCCGAGGGCCGCGCGGCGTTGTCGAGAAGCGCCTTCGACCAGCGCGAAGCGGCGTTGTGGACGTCGATCGCCGTCGCCGCCGCCTGCAGCGGCGAGAACCCGTAGTGGTCGTCCTGGGGATGGAAGGCGCGCAGATGGCAGACGACGGGCGCCGGACCGGTGACATCGAAGCGATGCGTGCGGGCTCCCACCGTGTAGTCGTAGGCGACCGGCCAGCCGTCGGCCCCGGGCACGAGGCTCATGCGGTCCGAGCGCAGGACGTGGATCTCGCCCGGCAGCCGCGTGCTGCCCGCCACCGCCTCGAGATAGGCGTTGCCGGTCAGCAGAAGCTGGCCGTAGAGCGCCTCGAAAAGCTCGGCCCGCCCCTGGCCGGGGTTCGGCCGGGCCAGAAGCGCGAGCAGTGGATGCTCCTCGTAGCGCCGGGCCGCGTCCTGCAACACCAGGGGCAGCGCCGCCGCCGCCTCGGCGATCACCCGGACGGCGCGAAAGGCGACCGGATTGCCGAGATAGCCGTTGCGGGTCAGGGACACGGCATCGCGGGGGCTCCACTGCACCCGCCCGCCGCCCGCCCAGGCGATCACCCGGCCCGTTGCCGAGGCCTTGCGGGCCGGCACCGGGGCCACCCCGCGCCGCAGAAAGTCGAACACCATCCGCCCTCTCCCCTGCCCGCCGGCGCCGGCGCCCGCGCCCGGGCCCCCCATGGCCGCGGGTCCGCACGCCGCCGGCCGCCCGCTCGCGGGCGTCCCGGCCGCCGGCCATCCCTCCGTTGCCGTTCAGACGCTGCGCACCCGCGGCCGCCGCCAGGACTGCGCCGGCAGGATCATGAGCTCGGTCAGCGCCCAGACCAGCGCGTCCAGTCGGTCTGGGCTTCCCGTGCCGAGGTAGCCCGTCGGGGTCATCCGGCACATCTGGTCCTCGAGCGCGGCCAGCACGCCGACATGGGCGACCCGCCCCTGCTCGTAAAGCGCCGCCACCGGCTCGGCCCGCGCGGCCTTGCCGCGGCTCGCCCGCAGGGCCCGGTAGGGCACCAGCCCGTCGACCTGGCGGATCACGCTCTCGACCAGGGCGCCGCCCTGGTTGACCTCGGCCACCAGCCGCTCGGCCCCGTGCCGCCGCATCGCCGCGATCGCCGCCCGCGCCCACTCGTCGGGGGTGGCGCCGGCGACCGTCGCATCCTCGAGGACGAAGGCGCGCCAGTCCTGCGGCGGGCCCTCGGCCCTGACCCCGGCGACGACGATGCCGCAGGCGTCGGCGCGGCCGTGGGCGCTGACCGGCGGGTCGACCGCCACCACCACCCGGTCGAGCGGCGGCACCACATCCGCGCGCGCCCGGTCGAGCGCCGCCGCCGACCACAGCGCCCCCTCGACCTCCTCGAGCATGACCCCGTCGAGTTCCTGCCGCCCGAGCCGGGTGTGACCGTAGCGGGCCCGCACCTCGGCCAGGAACGAGGCGGCAAGGTTGGCCCGGTTGGCCTCGGTCGGAGCCCGCGTGAGGACGGTCGAGGGCGCCGCCATCAGCGCCTTCAGGACCCCGACGTTGCGCGGCGTCGTCGTCACCACCTGCCGCGGCCGCTCGCCCAGCCGCAGCGCGAACTGGAGGTTGTCCCAGGCCTCGATGCCGCGCTTCCACTTGCCAAGCTCGTCGGCCCAGGCGGCATCGAACTGCGGCCCCCTGAGCCCCTCGGGCTCGTGGGCGGAAAAGACCTGCGCCGTCGCCCCGTTCGGCCACACCAGCCGGCGCCGCGTCGCCTCCCAGGCCGGGCGACGATCGGGGGGGGCGCAGGCCAGGATGCCGCTGTCGCCGAAGACCATGACCTCGCGCGCCTGGTCGGCCGTCTCGCCCACCAGCGCCACGCGGCGCGCCCGTCCCGGGGCGCCCGGCCGCGACCCCTCGACGGCGGCCCGGACCCATTCGGCCCCGGCGCGGGTCTTGCCCGCGCCCCGCCCGCCCAGCACCACCCAGCTTCGCCACTCGCCTTCGGGAGCGATCTGGTGCGGCATCGCCCAGAACTCGAAGAGCCAGGGCAGCGCCGCGAGCGCCCCGTCACTCAGCCCCGCGAGGAACTCCTCCTGGGTCGCGATGGGCGCGCAGGCGAGCCAGGCGGCGCCCGATCTCGTCGCGGGCAGCCTCGAAGTCGAGCCCCGGTCCGGCAT